CTTTAGACGCGAATAATTCGCAGTAATTTTACAAACATCGGCAAAGATAGTGATAGCTACACGAAAAGAGCCAGCCTTAGCTCCTTCTTTGCCGAAGTTATAATAAGGCATTTGCGAAAGGCGGCAAATATGAACAGAATATGTGTTGTATGTGGCAAAGAGTTCCAAGCCAAAACGGATCGCGCCAAGTATTGCTGCAAAGAATGCTCCCTTCATTCAAGATATAAAAGAACAAATGAGCAAATCAAGATCGATAATGAAAACCTAAAAAAGCAACTTCTTGATTTATATGAAAACGGGATGAATGACAGGCAAATTGCAGAACAAATTGGTAAATGTATTGAGTGGGTGAGGGACAAGCGCATTGAGATTGGATTGCCAAGGCAAAAATCGAAGAAACAGCGCGAAAAAGAAAGACTCGATAAATGGCGCGAAGCTTTTAAGAACGAGCGAAGAATATGTAAAAGATGCAAAGCTGAATTTTCTCCGGTTAGAGTACATCAGCTTTTTTGTTGCCCTGATTGTCAAAGGAGACATAGCCATCAGGTTCATGATATCGAGAGAAAACGACTTGAAAGGCAACAAGCCATAGATGACATCTCATTAGATGCTGTATATCAGAAGTATGGAGGAATATGTTATTTATGCGGAGAAAAATGTGATTATCAAGCTGTAAGAGTATATAACGGCATTCCGCATCCGCTTGGCAATTATCCATCGCGGGAACATATTGTTCCGCTGTCGAAAGGTGGATTGCATACATGGAATAATGTCAGGCTTGCCCATATTAGATGTAATGCAAGGAAAGGGGTAAGCTGTGGCTAAAAATTATATTCTTCAATACTACCAAAAAATAGAGAATGGGTCTATTTGTGCAGGCAAGTGGATTCATTTGTTTTATAAATATCTTGTAAATGGCTTTGAGCATAAGCAATTCCGATTTGATCAAAAGAAAGCCAATGATGTCATCGATTGGATAGAATCGAATTGTTACCATACCGAAGGGCCACTGGCTCCATCAAATCTCAAGTTGGAATTGTGGCAGAAGGCGGCAATATCTGTCATTTATGGTGTGGTTGATGAATCCGGAAAAAGGCATTTCCGTGAAATTGTGCTGATAATGGCTCGAAAAAACGGGAAATCTCTCTTGGCGGCCGCGATCGCAAAGTATGAATGGCAACAGGGAGGTTATGGCGCGAGAGTTTATTGCTTGGCTCCAAAGCTGGATCAAACAGATATAATATACAATTCAATTTGGCAGCAGACTCTTTTAAGCCCTGACTATCAGGAGTTAAAAAACGAGGTCAAAGCTGGGATTAAATATCATGAAAGAAAGACTGTCGATGATTCTGATTTGCCCAAGCATCGGATGACAGACCTATATATAGCTGCTATCAACAGCACTGTGAAGAAAATCGCATTCTCAGAGCGCAAAAGTGATGGTTTTAATCCTTCACTCACAATCTGCGATGAAATAGCTTCGTGGCAAGGCGATAAGGGCTTGAAAATGTATGAAGTTATGAAGAGCGGCATGGGAGCGAGAGAAATGGGAGAAAATCCATCGATTCTTCTTTCATGTTCAACAGCAGGATATATAAACGATTCAATTTACGATGAGATCATAAAAAGAGCCACAAGATTTTTATTGGGAGAAAGCAAAGAAACAAAGCTTGCTCCTTTTTTATATATGATTGATGACATCGAAAAATGGGATGACATCGAAGAATTACAGAAAAGTAATCCCAACTTGGGTGTTTCTGTATCGGTAGACTATTTGCTTGAAGAAATTGCTATTTCTGAAGGTTCTTTGAGTAAAAAAGCCGAGTTTATCACTAAATACTGCTGCATGAAGCAAAATAGCTCTTTGGCTTGGCTTGATGCATCCACAGTTGATAAATGTTTTGGCACTCCTCTTGATATCACAGATTTTCGCTCATCATACTGTGTGGCCGGCATTGATTTGTCTCAAACAACAGACCTGACAGCCGCAACACTTTTGATCGAAAAAGATGAGGAGCTCTTTGTGTTTGCAAAGTTTTGGCTTCCATCAGAGAAAATAGATGATGCCATTGCAAGGGATGGAGTTCCTTATAACATTTACATTCAGCGCGGCCTGTTGGAGCTTTCTGGGGAAAACTTTATTGATTACCATGACTGTTATCAATGGATCGTGAGCATGGTTGAACAATATGAGATTCTTCCGCTTCAGGTCGGATATGACCGATACAGTGCTCAATATTTGATTCAGGATTTATCCAATTATGGATTTCAATGTGACGATATTCATCAAGGGGATAACTTATGGGGAGTTCTTCAGGAAATGGAAGGACTCATGAAGGATGGCAAGGTTCATTGTGGAGACAATGACCTTTTAAAAATACATTTGCTCAATTCCGCGATAAAAATGAACACAGAGCGTGGAAGAGGCAAATTAGTAAAATTGAATGCTAATGCTCACATCGATGGTTGTGCTGCTTTAACTGATGCGTTTTGTGTCAGACAGAAATGGTATGGAGAAATTGGTGACAGATTAGCGAATGCAGAGGGTTGATATGGGACTTTTTGATCTGTTTTTCAAGAAAGCGCCAAAGCCGAAGGGTGATTATCAGGGCATGTTCAAGATGCTCAACGGATATGAGCCAAGGTTTACAACGTGGAATGGCGGGATATACGAATCGGAATTGATACGGTCAGCAATCAATGCACGGGCCGTGCATGCTTCCAAGCTGAAATTTGAAATATCCGGGAGTGCAAAACCCGCATTACAGAACAAGCTGAGCAGAAATCCGAATCAGTTTCAGACATGGAGCCAATTCTTATATCGGCTGTCAACGATCTTGGACATTCACAACACTGCTTTCATCTGTCCTGTTTATGACAAATTCGGGGAAATAAGCGGAATTGTGTGCCCGCTTCCGTCAAGTACAGACATTGTTCAGTTTGGTGATGTTCCGTATTTGAGATATGAGTTCAGCACCGGACAGAGGGCGGCAATCGAGCTTGAATACTGCGGGATCATGACCAAATTCCAATATAAAAATGACTTACTGGGAGAAAACAATCATGCACTGTTCCCGACAATGGATTTGATCAACATACAGAATCAGGGCATTCAGGAAGGTGTCAAGAGCGCTGCAACATACAGATTCTATGCACAAGTGAATAACTTTAGTAAATCGGACGATCTGAAGAAAGAGCGCCAAAGGTTTACCGAGGAGAATTTTGGAAAAGAAGCCGAAAGCGGTGGTCTCCTGTTATTCCCGAATACATACTCAAACATCAATCAGGTGAAATCACAGCCTTTTGTGGTTGATGCTGAGGAAATGAAGTTGATTGAGAAGAACGTTTATCAGTATTTCATGGTAAACGAGGATGTGCTTCAGAACAAAGCTTTTGGAGATGCATGGTCTGCATTCTATGAAGGCGCTGTGGAGCCTTTTGCAATTCAGTTTTCCGAAGTAGTAACCAAGATGCTGTTCACATTCAGGGAGCAGGCAACAAACTATGTAATGCTGACAGCGAACCGGCTTCAATACATGAGCAACAGAGAAAAGCTCAATGTTTCATCCCAGCTTGCGGATCGTGGCATTCTGAACCGGGATGAGGTGCGAGAGATATGGAATCTGCCTCCGCTTCCGAATGGAGAGGGGCAGACATATATCATCCGCGGTGAGTATTGGAATGCAAATGAAAAGATAAATGAGGAGAGTGAAATCTATGACGAAGAAGGAAATTAGGGCCTTTACTTTTGAGGTCAGAGCCGAACAGGATGAGAAACATGGCAACATCTTGACAGGAAGGCCGATAGTGTTCAACGAAAGAACCGATCTCGGTTGGTACGATGAAATAATTTCAGCAGACGCACTCACAGACACTGATCTCCGTGATGTGCGTTTTTTGGTTAATCACAATACCGACATGATCCCGCTTGCAAGAAGCAGGAACAACAACGAGAACAGCACCATGCAGTTATCTGTTGATGATCAGGGTATGGTGATCCGCGTTGATCTTGATGTTGAGAACAATGCAGAAGCAAAGAATCTTTATTCAGCCGTGAACAGAGGGGATATCGATGGAATGTCCTTCATGTTCACAGTTGATAGGGATACATGGGACGATCCTGAATCTGACCATCCGACAAGAACCATTGAGGCTCTTGGCAAGGTGTTTGAGGTCAGCGCAGTGACATTTCCCGCATATGAACAGACATCAATAAGCGCAAGAGGCTTATCCGAAGCACTGGAGAGCGCAAAGGAATCACTGGAGAGTGTTAAGGCTGAAAAGAGAGCTATTGAGCGACAGAAACAAAAAATCAGGATTCTTAGTGAGGTATGACTATGGAAATCAGAGAAATGACTATTGAGCAGCTTGAAGAGCGCAAGAGTGCGATCGTGAGTGAGCTCGACAACGAAGGTTCTGATCTCGATGCTCTTGAGGCTGAAATGAGAAGCATCAAGGAAGAGATCGAGAGAAGAGCGGCTGAGGAAGCCAAGAAAGCAGAAATCAGGAAGGCTGTTGCAACTTCACAGGATGTGGTTGTTATCCAGCCCAAAGTAGAAGAGGAGAAAAGAGAGATGAAAACCAATGACGAAATCAGGGCATCAAAGGAATATATTGATGCATTTGCGAGATATCTTATTTCTGAGAATGATGCAGAAGTAAGATCACTGCTTACCACACAGGTTAGCGGATATGTACCGGTTCCCGTGATCGTTGATGACATCATCAGAACAGCATGGGAGAAGAGCGACATCCTTTCAAGGGTTCGCAAAACAAATATCAAGGGCAATCTCAAGGTTGCATTTGAGCTTTCCGCAGATGGTGCATATGTTCACACAGAGGGAACCACTGCTCCGACAGAAGAGAGCCTGACTCTTGGTATCGTTGAGATGATTCCGAGAAACATCAAGAAGTGGATTCGCGTATCCGATGAAGCGATCGCAATGGGTGGTGAGACCCTTGTTCGTTACATCTATGACGAGCTTACCTATCAGATCGTTAAGAAGCTGACCGAGCTCATCATCACAGACATCAAGACAGCAAATACCACTGCTGATGCTGACGAAGTATCCGCACAGAAGGTGACTCTTGCTCCTTCACTGACCACTATTGCAAAGGCATTTGCAAATCTTTCCGATGAGGCAAACGATCCTGTTATTATCATGAACAAGCTGACATATGCAAACTTTGTTGCGGCACAGGCAGCAGGCAACTTTGCATTCGATCCTTTCAATGGGCTTCCGGTTCTGTTCACTTCAGCGCTTCCTGCATATGATTCTGCATCAACCAATGCTGTATATGCAATCGTTGGTGATCTCAGGGGTGCACAGGTTAACTATCCCGAAGGTGAGGGCATCGTGATCAAGTATGATGACCTTTCTGAAGCTGAGGCTGATCTTGTGAAGATCGTTGGCCGTCAGTATGTTGCGCACGCATTGACAGCATGCGACATGTTCTGCAACATAGCTAAGCCTTCAGGCGCTACAACGTAATGAAGATAAAGCTTTTAAGGGATGCAAGAATACTGCACAAAGCGGGAGAGGTCATTGAGGCTTCTCCCTCTGAGTGCTTTTTTCTTACATCAACAGGGTCAGCAGTGGAAGTAAAGGAGCCCAAAAGCATGCCCGTAGAAAAGGCAGTGGTTGAACCGGCTCCGGCTGTCACAGCTTCCGCTGCAAAGAAAACCACTACCAACAAGAAAGTTGCAAAGAAATGAAGCTTTTGATTGCTATTCCTACAACAGATTATATGCATTTCCGCTTTGTTGAATGTCTGACCAAGCTTATGAAGCAGTTAGACGAGGACGAAGTTGATTATGATGTGTTCTTTCAAGGTAACACTTTGGTGTATGTTGGGCGCGACAAGATAGCGCTTAAATCCTTTACAGAGGGTTATACTCATGTGCTTTGGCTTGATTCAGATATGATCTTTAGAGAGACATTGCTTGATGACCTTATGGAGTCAGGCAAATCGTTTGTGACAGGGATCGCGCACGGGAGAAGGCCACCACATGCATCCTGTCTCTTTACAGAGATATGGCCCGGTTGTCAAAGATGGGAGGGCTGGGAATATCCTTCTACTCCTTTTAAGGTTGCGGGCTGTGGAATGGCCTGTGTGCTGATGGAGACAAGCATCATCAAGGACGTGTGGTCAAAACACGGCACAGCATTCTTCCCTGAGCGTGAGCTTGGCGAGGACTTGGCCTTTTGTAAACGGGCAGCAGACATCGGACATGAGATATGGGTTGAGCCCACAGTGAGGCTTGGCCACATAGGACACATCACGATCTATCCCGAATATCGGGAAATATATGAGAATAGCATTCAGGGATTCAAAGAGGTGAAACATGCTAAACAGAGTTAAATTGGCGCTTCTGATAAGTGATAATGACTTTGATTCGGAGCTTAATGAGCTTATCGGCTCCGCTTGCAAGGATTTGGGGATTGCCGGTGTTGAAGGCTTAACGGTAAACACAAGCACGACAGATGACATCGTGATTCGGGCCATCATAACATATTGTGCTTATCAGTTCGAGTTAATGCACGGTTCAATCGAAAGGTCAAATGCATTCAAGAAGTCATATGATGAGCAGAAGGCCCAGCTTGGCATGGCTTCAGGATATACGGTGTGGACAACAACATGAACAGAGCTTACAAGATTAAACTTATCACAAATGCATACACATCAGACTCGATCGGGCAGATGATCCCGACAGAAAGTGAGAAATCCGTATTTGCAATAGTTCGCTCGGCATCACAGAGTGAATTTTTTAATGCTGGAGAAGCGGGTCTGAAGCCCGACAAGGTTTTTGATGTTTTAATGACCGAATATGACGGGCAGATGCGGGTGAAGCATGAGGGAGAGGTTTATTCCGTATACCGGACATACATCCGAGATGATGGAAGGATTGAGCTCTATACCGAGAAGAGAGTGGGTGGTTACACATGACACTTGCAGAAGTAAAAACAATGCTTGAGAGCATAAACGGCTTCTCAAAAAAGGTGGCATACAGAGCATTCCCTATTGGTAAGGCTCCAGCGCTGCCTTTTATATGCTATCTTTGCACATCCACAAATAACTTTACGGCAGACAATCAGGTCTATACCGTGATTCAGGAGATAGACATCGAATTGTACTCCAAGACAAAGGACACAGCTTCCGAGGCGCTTATCGAGGCAAAGCTTAATGCCAATCACATTCCTTGGGACAAAGCCGAGGAGTACATCGAACAAGAAGAAGTGTACGAAGTAATCTACACTATCACAGTTAATCAATAGAGGAGAGAGAAAATGGCTGATAAAGTAAAATTCGGTATTAAGAATGTTCACATTTTCCCGATCACAGCATGGAACAGCGGAGTTCCTACTTACGGCAATGTCATTGATGTTCCGGGAACAGTAAGCCTTTCGCTTGACCATCAGGGAGATGTTACGGACTTCTATGCCGACAACATCAAATATTATACTTCCGTTGCAAACAACGGTTATTCAGGCACTCTTGAAGTTGCCATTATTCCCGATGACTTCCGGACAAAGGTTCTCAATTATCTTACGGACACCAAAGATGTTTTGGTTGAAGAGCTGGCAGAGCCCACACACTTTGCCATGACCTTTGAGGAAGATGGTGATCAGGATGGAACAAAGTTCGTGCTTTATAATGGCACAGCTTCAAGACCTTCGCTTGACAAATCAACCACTACAGAAGGCAAAGAGCCGTCAACACAGAATCTTGACATCAGTTTTGCTCCGCTTGCAAGCGGCAGGGTTATGGCTATGACCACATCCAAGACAGATTCAGCGGTTCTCGCGGGATGGCATACAGCGCCTTATATTCCTGTTATGGCCACCACATAAGAGGTTAAAAGATGAGCACAAAAAAGATCAAGGTCGATCAGTTAGCTGAAACAGTCATGGACATCATGAAGGAATTTGAAGAGGCCACTGATGAGGCCGTTGATAAAGGAGTCTCCGAGACAGCACGATTTGCGGTCGAGGAGCTCCACAATGCTCATCCAACAGGCAGTGGCCGATACGGTGATTGGAGTAAATACAACAAAGGTTGGAAATATACTCAGAGCAAAAAAGATAAAAAGTATCACAAAAAAGCTACAGTTCACAATGCCACTGATTACCAGCTTACACATTTGCTTGAACATGGGCATGCAAAAGTAAATGGTGGCAGGACAAGAGCTTTTCCGCATATAGCGCCGGTTGCAGAAAAGTGTGAGACAAAGCTTGTGGAGTTTATAAAAAACAACATATAAGGAGTACACAAATGGATAAAGTCATTGAAATTGATGGAAAGAAGGTCACATTCAGGGCAACGGCCCGAACACCGAGATTGTATCGCGCATGGCTGGGACAGGACATGATTCAGGACATGAATCAGCTTGCACGATCATTTAACAAGGCGAAGAAAACCAAGGGGAAGGAAGATCAGTACGATCTCACAGCCATTGACCTGACAATTTTTGAGAATGCTTCATGGGTGATGGCAAGACAGGCAGATTTGACGATCCCGGACACACCGGATGAATGGCTCGATACATTTGACATGTTCGACATATATACCATCTTACCTGACATTCTGACTCTTTGGACGGTAAACAATAAAACAACATCTATTCCTAAAAAAAAATAGCACCAAGGGACCGAGAGCCTAATGGTGCGATTTTTATGTTGCGCTGTGCAGAGCTTAATTTGTCAGACAGCGCACTCGATGACATGACCATGGGCATGGTCTATGACATGATCATCGAGAAGGGAAACGATCAGGAGAAATACGCAATCAAAGCGCCTGCTGGAAGCATGAAGGCATTTTTCAGCGGGCAATTCGATATAGGGGAATGACATGGCATCAACAAAGGTTCGCGGAATCACAATCGAATTAGGGGCCGACACTTCCGGCATAAATACTGCCTTAAAAACTGTCAACAAGGAGATTGGTGACACTCAAAAGAGCTTAAAAGATGTCAACAAGCTGTTGAAGCTTGATCCCACAAACACCAAGCTTCTTGAACAGAGACAGCGGTTGCTTGCGACTGCGGTTCAGGATACAAGCAAAAAACTTAGTGTATTAAAAAAGACACAGGAAGAAGTTGGCAGAGAGCTCAAGGAAACAGGCAAAGGTCAGGAACAGTATGACGCTTTGACGAGAGAAATCGCATCCTGTGAGCGTGAATTGAGACAGCTGGAGAAAGCGGCAAGTCAGAGCAACGTGACTCTTTCCAAAGTAAAAGCCACAGCTGACAAGGTTGCAACGACAGCGGCAAACGTGGGCCGCGCAATGGCTCCGGTCACAGCAGGGCTTACTCTTATTGGCACAGCATCAGTTTCGGCTGCTTCCGATCTTGCTGAAGCACAAAATAAGGTTGAGGTTGCTTTTGGTCAATCATCTGACTATGTGAAGCAGTTTGCTGACAGCACTCTTGAGGCATATGGAATTGCAAGAGGGTCGGCGCTTGATATGTCTGCTCTTTTTGGAGATATGGCAACATCAATGGGGTTGTCACAGGCAGAAGCGGCAAAGATGTCGATGTCTCTTGTTGGTTTGGCTGGAGACCTTGCATCATTTAAAAACATAGGTCTTGAACAGGCGACGACAGCATTGAAGGGCATATTCACAGGGGAGACCGAATCTCTTAAGACCCTTGGTGTCGTTATGACGCAAACAAACCTTGATGCATATGCCCTCGCAAATGGATTTGGAAAGACCACAAAAGAGATGACCGAGGCTGAGAAGGTTCAGCTTCGTTATCAGTATATTTTAAACGCAACAGCAAATGCTCAGGGTGATTTTGCAAATACATCCGAAGGCACAGCGAACAGCATTCGAATCTTTCAGGAATCTGTCAAAGAGCTTGAAGAGGAGTTGGGCGAGGTTCTGCTTCCGATAATCACTCCTATAATTCAGAAGCTCACTGAATTGGTTCAGAGTTTCGGCGAATTGTCTCCACAGACACAGGAAGCCATTGTTTATCTTGGCTTATTCGTAGCGGCAATTTCCCCGGTTGCTTTTGCGGTATCAGGAATCGCGAAAGCTGTGAGCGGTGTGACCACTGTCTTGGGGACATTGGGCTCCGCATTCGGCACTGCCGCGACAACGGTCTCAGCCGCATCAGGCACAGCGGCTGCGGCAACAACAGCGGCAACAACTACTGTCACCGGGGCTCTTGCGGCAACAGCGGCAACGGTTGCAACAGTGCTCGGTGGAATCGCAATCGGCTTAACAGGTCAGGTTGCAATTTGGGCTTATTTTGGTGAGGGTGTAAAAGGCACACTGAACAAGCTTGATAAATACCTGCAAAACGTATTTCAGAAGGATTGGACAAAAACCTTCGGAGCATTAGGCGAGACAATGAATGCTTTTATGAAGAGCGCCAAGGATGTTTGGGACAACATCAAAAAGACCGGCGAAAGCTTCATCACAGCATGTCAGCATGCTTGGTCAAGTGATTGGCAGGCTGTTTGGACAGACATCAAAAACGTGTTCTCAAGCGGATGGCAGGCAGTTGTTGCTATCGGGAAGGCTCCAATCAATGCAATAATTGGCATGGTCAACAGTGCGATAAGCGGCATAAATTCGGTCATTTCAAGCGTAAACAGATTAAGCTTTAAGCTTCCGAATTGGCTGGGTGGCAAATCATGGAGCCCGAATTTCTCAACAATTGGATCGATGCCATATCTTGCAAGCGGTGGAGTTGTCACACAGGGTTCTGCCATAGTGGGCGAAGCTGGGGCCGAGCTTCTGACTGTATCCAATGGACAGGCGAGAGTTCAGCCACTTACCAACAGCACAGGTGAAGGTCACAGCGACATCACAAGCTTGTTGGAGGCTTATCTGCCTTATCTTGCAAACAATGACAGCATCGTGCTTGACACAGGTGTTCTTGTCGGTCAGATCGCGCCTCAGATGAGCAATGCATTGGGCCGCATATACACAAGGGAGATTGCAAGAAGATGAATGCACTGACAAACGGAGCAACAATTACAGTTATCTCCAATAATAAAAGTTATCACACACTTGATGATTGGGGCTTTGCAATCGGCAACAATGATAACATCGGACATCCTGAACAGGAAACAAATTATATTTATGTGCCTGCAATGGATGGCTTCCTTGATCTGTCTGAATCCTTGTCGGGCAGACCGATATACAAGAATCGCGAGATCACCATCAAGCTGGGTGGTCTCCGTGATCCTATGAATTGGGATGCAATCATCTCCAAGATTCGGAATGACATAAACGGCAGAAGGGTCAAGGTCACATTTGACAACGATCCTGCATATTTTTGGCAGGGAAGGATAACACTTCGGGATTTTGACCGATTCAGAAGCCTTGGCACATGTCTCCTTGTTCTTGATGCAGAGCCGTACAAATATGAGCAGCTTGACTCCGCGGAACCGTGGCTGTGGGACCCTTTCAATTTTGAGACAGGTGTCATTCATAGTTATGGTGAGAGACAGATCACAGGATCTGGGACAATTACGATTCCATCAGGAACCATGCCCGTGACTCCGGACATTGTTGTCGCAAACAAGACATCAACCAATTTCACAGTGACATTTAATAATGTGACTTATTCGCTTGTGGTTGGCAGTAATTACATTCCCGATATCGTGATAAACGATGAAGAGGAGCACACTTTGACATTCACCGGCACAGCGAAGGTCAGCATTGTATACAGAGGCGGATCATTATAATGTATCAGGTCAAGCTTGATGACGGATATTTCTATTATCCGAATGATAAAAAATATATCATAACGAATCCGAAGCTCAATTTGCAGCTTAATGATGCTGGGTATTTTGAGTGCGATGTTCCACAGGAAAATCCGCGATATAACGAGATTTATGTCCGTAAGAGCATTATTGCTGTTTACAAAGACGGAGACATGATATTCCGCGGTGAGGTCAGGGAAACCGAGCTCGATCTGTACGGCAACAAACATGTATATGCGATAGGTGAGCTTGCTTTTCTTAATGACTCCATACAGCCACAGGCGCGGTATCAGACCACTCCTCTGAGCATGTTTACTTCACTCATCAATCAGCACAATGCTCAGGTAGAAGCCGCAAAGCAGTTTGCGGTCGGTATGGTCACAGTTGACGATCCGAATGATTATGTTTACAGGTACACCAATTTTGAGCCTACTCTTACAGTCATCATCAATGACTTGTGTAATTCCCTGAATGGGTTCCTTCGGATCAGGTATTCAGGCGGCACTCGGTATCTCGATCTCATAAAGATTGAGAATTATGGGGTTGTATCCTCGCAGGATATAAGACTCGGAAAGAATCTGCTTGATTATGCAAGCAACACAAACGGCACAGGCATTGCAACAGCGGTTGTGCCTTTGGGAGCGAGGCAGGACAAGAGCGTTATCGAGGGTCTTGATGCTTATTTGACTATTGAATCGGTAAACGATGGTAAAAACTATCTTGTCAACAGTGATGCGGTTGCTGTTTTTGGATATTGCAAGGTTGTAAAGCATTGGGATGATGTCACAGTTGCGGCAAATCTGAAAACCAAGGCACAGGAATGGCTTGAGACTGCTCAATATGCCGAGCTGACTTATCAGATAGATGCTGTTGACCTGTCAGCCATTGATGTCTTGATAGATGACTTCAGACTCGGTGACAGGGTGCATGTAATATGCAGACCGTATAACGTAGACACAACGACACCGATCAGGGCGCTGACGATCTTCCTTGATGATGCTTCAAAGAATCAGGTCACACTTGGCGGAGCGCTTCCGCTTTCGATCACAAGCCGAATTGCATCTGAAAATGTCCAGCTTGAGGAAGAAATCCCACAGCAGTCATCTGTTCTGCAACAGGCAAAAGAGAATGCGATCCAAATTCTTGAAGGCACTGAAGGCGGATATATCTCATACACATTCGACAGTCAGGAGCACATGACCGGTCAAAGAATTATGGATGCCCTGCTTGAAGAGAATGCTACACAGAAATGGGTGTGGAATCTTGGCGGCCTTGGATTTCTGAAAAGGTCAAATCCGAGTCAGCCGTGGTCAGATTTGGGTGTTGCTCTGACCATGGATGGTGCAATCGTTGCTGACTTCATCACAGCGGGGACCATGTATGCTGACCGAATCAAGGGCGGCACTCTTTCGCTTGGCGGAAATGCAAACGAGAATGGTGTTCTACAGATAAAGAATGCATCAGGCACAGTTGTCGGCAAATGGGACAAGGATGGCATTGATGTCACAACAGGCTCGATTAAGGCTGATTTAATCAACAGCGGCACTCTTAATGCCAGCCTGATCACTGTGACAAATCTCTCGGCAAGCAGCATCACATCCGGGACGATGAGCGCCAACAGAATCAGTGGCGGCACTATTGATGCAAACAATGTGACGATCAATAACCTTAATGCCTCCAAAATTACTTCAGGAAGCATCAATGCAAGCGTTGTCACCATAACCAATCTGAATGCTTCAAACATCACATCAGGATCGTTGAGCGCAAGCAGAATAAGCGGTGGAACACTTACCCTTGGCGGATCAGGCAATGTGCACGGAAAAATATCCGTAAAAGATGCAAATGATTCGGTTGTTGGGTCATGGGATAAAGACGGAATATATAGTGAAGGTATTTGGAGCGGTGGAGTACAAAGGACAGGCTATATAAGAATTAGCGGAGGTGTCATTGAAGGCGGAGTTAAAAACAGCAATTCGGGAATAATAGCATGGAACAGTAGGCTAGATGGTACGACAGATGCTTTGAATTTGTGTGCTCCTGCACTGATTTTTGATACTGCAATGCTTTATGTGGGAACAACAGGCACTCCCAACATCGCCAACATCGGTAATCCTGTTTATGGCACATTCACAGGGACACTTGAATATATATCAAAAATAGAAGCTTTGGCGGGTGGCGGCATTCAATGGTGGACGAGCCAGTTGACTGTAAAGAATGGAATACTCATATCTTAAAAAAGAAGGAGAACAATGATGAATGAAAAGATGCTTATTTTACAAAATTCTGTCGAGAATGTGATTTTGGATTATGTAAAAACCACAGGAATGTCTTTTTTTGAGGTTGTGGCATGCCTTGATTCTATAAGCAACACTTTCAGAAGGATGTTGCTGACAAAGCTTGCATATAATTCTGTGGAAAAAGCCGAGAAAGAGGAATTAGATAATGTTACCGATAGCGATCATAAATAACGATATCATAAGCCACATACAAGCATGGGAAGTCAAAGATTACAAAGGGAAAGAGAAGCTCTTTTGGGATGACTTAAACGGTAATCTTACAGAGATCACTGAAACAGAATTGGAAAACCTTTCAAAAACACCAGCGTATTATACATATGTACCAAAGGAGGAAAATAATGGCTGATATATCTCAATATTTGCAGGCAATTATGTCAGCGGTATACGGTGAAGATGTCCGTGGTTCGATTCATGATGCAATCGACATCATCAATCAGGTCTCGGAGGTTGTGTTTAACGTAGGAACAGCGGTCACAGGCCCAACTTCATCGAGCACAGGATTCTTTGAGGATTCAATTTATCTGAATACGAATACATGGGATGTGTGGAAATGTATTGGTGAAGATTCTTGGGATTTGCTGGGAAACATCGAAGGCGCACCGGGGAATAAATGGTATCGCGGCATCAACATCAGTGGAAAGAGCCCGACAGCACAGGTCTATCCGACAGGGATCGCGGAAGCAAATCCGAATGATTTTTATCTGAATCCGCAGGAAGGTGCAATCTATTACTGCGTGTCAGGTGGAGGCCCGACAGTTGCGACTTGGGCATATGATTTCACTATGACCGGCGGAGGAGGCGGAGTCTCACAGCTTGAGGATCTGACTGATGTTGACATCACAACACCTTCGGACGGCGAAAGCCTTGTCTATGACGGAAGTCATGCCAAGTGGAAAAACAAGAAGACTATTGATGCACTCGCCCGCGCCCTTCAAAACGAGTTCGGGGTACATAATTTGATGCCGTTTGCTCCGTATTCGGATTTAACGTCACATAATATTACGCCGACTATAAGACCTAATGGTACGGTCAGATACAACACTTCTGCGGCGATAGATGCAAATACTACTTTGGGAATATCTGCCCCGACGAGTGCAACAACAAACTCATCTACCAAATATGTGTTAAAAGCAGGAAGTTACAAATTTGTAGTTAAGACAAGTTCTGCTTTGAGTGTTGATATGTATGTTGCGGTTCAAAATTGCGATAACGATACGGCTATTGCAGTTGCAAATTCGGGAACAGAAGCAGTAGTGCCGTTTACTTTATCCGCTGATACAAGTATTTTGGTTTACTCTTATTTTGCGGCAGGACAGACACTCTCTAATTTTGATGTACAGGCATTTATCATCCTTGATTCTGATACGGATACCGATTATTTGCCTTTTGCATTGCCAAACAGCAAGCTAACAGAAGCAGTATATAAAAACAAAATTTCAGATGCTAACACAGACAATAATGACGGAATGCTGAGATACTACCATGTAATCGGTGTAAGTGGAAACCATGCTCCGCAAAATGGGTCAGCATATTTGATGTTAGAGTTTGGATATGCCGAGAAGTTTGTTATTCAGTTAGCTTTTGATGTCTCTAATGATTACATTTACATGAGAAGAAAAGGCAATAATGCGTCATGGTCTACTGTGGAACCTTATGGTTGGAAACAGATATATCCTGCATTAAAATACAAAGATTTTGCGTTTTATTCAAATGCACAGACAGGCTCAGGACAGGTCGGTGATATGAATTTTACTGCCGGTACACCGGGTACGCGAGGAAGCCAAGTATATTTTCCATTATCCGATGTAGGAATTACAAGTAGTAATGTGACATCTATCGTCATTGAGTATGTAAATCAGTCAAGTGATTGGTTTGCCGAGCCTTTGCTGTATAGCGGAAGAGTATACCTAAATGTCTATCGTGCGAAAACTGAGCCTATGAATTATAACAATACGCAATTAGCCGTAGTAAGAGTGTGGTATTACGAATAAACGAAAGAAAGGAGAATAAATCAAAATGAAATTTTATTTAGAACAGATACAGGTATTAGCAAATGATACCGAAGCAAAGGGGTTATTTGAATATAACTCACAGGATGAAGCTGAAATAGCTTTCAGTAATACAATGGCGGCTTCAATCAACAACGATGAGGTTAAATATGTAAGGTGTAAAGTTATCAACGATGCAGGAGATTGGGTATTCCTTGATAGATGGCAGGCAAATGAAGAAGAAGTATTTGAACAGAAATACTATCTCTCACAGATTCAATATCCCAAGACGGGTGATACTGTAAAAGCACTCTTTGAGTGTCCTACACTTGATGATGCTCTCGATGCTTGGTATACAGTAAGGGCAAATTCAATGTCTGACCCTAATCTCAATGGTTTCATGGCTATGATTGAAGATAGGGATGGTAATGAAATAAAGAGAAGGTATTGGATGAGAGGAACGGAAGAAGGGATGTAAATTATGACACCAGAGATCATTGTTGGACTGCTGTCTTTAGCCGGAACACTTGGGGGTTCGCTCTTGGGTGTGCTTACGTCAAATAAGCTGACGATTTATCGTATTCAACAGCTCGAGGACAAAGTGAGCCAGCACAATAATTTGATTGAGCGTATGTATAAGTGTGAGGACCGTTTAAACCTTGTGGAGCATGACATTGCCGATTTAAGAGATGATGGAAAATGACGGCATATTTCATGATGTTTTTTATCGCTCTCGGCTTATGCTATTTATCATTGTTACTCATAGAAATACTAATTGATCAGAATAAGAAAGGAAGGTGATCCTTATGATTCCAAACCGAATTTTTGATGTTCTCAAATGGTGTTCAATTGTAGCGCTGCCGGCTATCAGCACATTCATAGTCTGCATTTCGAAGATATGGGGCTGGGCAGAATTAGGTAATTCTATCGCTCAAACGATTACTTGCATTGCGGTTCTTCTTGGAGCATTACTTGGGATCAGCACGATCCAGTACAACAAAGGTGGTGAGTAAATGCCTTATACCGATAGATCATTTTTGGATAAATTCAAGCCCATGTGCATAAAGGACATGCGGGAGACAGGAATCCTGGCATCTCTGACCGGTGCTCAGGGTTTTATTGAATCATCAAAGGGCAACAGCGGTCTGACACAGAAAGCCAATAATCTATTCGGGATAAAGGGCTTTTACAAAGGACAATCTATAAAGATGTGGACTACGGAATATGAAAACAATGTTGCGGTTCGTAGACTTTGCGATTTTCGTAAATATCCCGATTGGCAGGATTCTGTGAATGACCACAGCAGCTTATTTAATCGGCTTGACAGATACAAGAATCTCCGTGGTGAGACCGATTATGTCAAAGCCTGCAACAATGTTGCAAAAGACGGATATGCCACATCACCGACATATGCCACAACACTTTTGGACAAGATAAATCTGTTCAGACTGTACGAATGGGATGCCGAGGTGCTTGGCAGACCGATCGAGGAGAAGCCAGCACTCTCTCCGGGTGTTTATTATCCCACACTCAGGAGAGGAGACAAGGGAGATTATGTCCTGTGTTGGCAGAGATATCTCAATCTTTCGGGCTTTTACTGTGGCACAGAGGATGGCATCTTCGGAAAGAACACCGAGATTGCTGTCAAAGAATATCAAAGATCGAGAGGGCTTAATCCTGATGGCATCATAGGCCCGAAAACTTGGGACTCGGTCGGAAAATAACATTGCCAGCTTTTCATTTTTTCATTGTACTCCTTCTATAAAGAAGGGCCTGCTATCCGGTATCGGCAGCCGTGATAGTGGGCTCTTTTTTTATTGTTTCAAATGTGATATAATGTCTGCACAATATCTTTTTGCTTCAAAGGTATTACCATCTTTCAACAGGGCTGGCTGTCGTGGGTCGGCCCTGTTTCATTTATGAAATCCCATATCTGAAACTATTTTTTCCCCGTTGCATGAGTCACAATATCCATGAGAGGAGATTTAACATGGATATACAGAAACTATGTGAGAAGGTGCTGGAGAGCACAGAAGCCCAAGGCATTCCAATCTTGTACGTTTACATGATAATAAACTGCGTTTTGGAGGTCATTGATTCAGGCGAGTGCTTTTATTCAGTAGATTAAGGAGGAAAAAATGTCTTATTATCCACCATTACAAAACCCATTTATGATGCAGATGCCGCAGATCGTGCCACAGGCACAGCAGCAACAGATTCAATATGTTAATGACCGAAGCTCTGTTGATTCATACCAGCTTCCTGCAAATTCGAGCGTGATCCTGATGGATTCCAATCTTCCGAGGTTCTATGTGAAACAGACCGATGCATCCGGGATCGCAACAGTGAAGTCATACGATTTCAAGGAAACCGAGAAGGAAAAACCGAAGGAGTATGTTACCAAGGAAGAATTCGAATCATTCAAAGCCGGTCTGAAGAAGGGAGACAAGCATGAATCCAATAATGAGCCTACTCGGAAACAGTAATGCGACAAATATCATGCTGAAGGCTTTCGGGGCCATGATGCGGGGAGAGAGCCCGACAGATTTTCTCAAGAGCTTGGCAAAGACGGAGCCAAAGCTTCAGGGACTTGATCTTGATAATCTTGAAGGCACTGCAAAAGACCTGTGCGATCAGAGAAACATCGACATGAACAACTTAAAATCACAGATAGAGGAATTTGCAAATTCACATAAATAATCTATGAAAGGAGAAAGAGATATGAACGAATCCAATTTTGGAACATGGATTTTTGCCTTCCTTATCGTTGCAGTCATCTTCGGCTGGGGCGGAATAGGCGGAATCGGTGGCGGAAATGCTGCCGCAGTTGATATTCAGAGCGCTTTAGCGGCTCAGACATCGGCTCTCAATCAGCAGAGTCTGCTTCTGTCCTCGGCAAATAACAACTATGAGACAGCAAGACTCATTGACAATCAGAGCATGAACATGATGAATCAGAACAACACAAACCTTCTTGCGGCAATCAATGGCTTCAATGCCGTAACGCAGAATCTGACAAGCGGATTTAATTCCGTAAATCAGAACATTGCTGATCTTGGCTTCAAGATGGAAAGCTGTTGCTGTTCAATCAAGACCATGCTTCTTGAGAACAGGCTTCAGGATACACAGATCGCGCTTCAGAATGCTCAGAATGTTGCAGTTAATGCAGAACAGAGTCAGTACATTCTTTCCCAGCTTGGGAGCTTTGTTCCGAAGGCTCCTGCCGCGGCAGCAGCTTATGCTACAAAGTGAGGTGTGTGATCGATGACAAAGATCAAAAAGTATGTGGAAAACATTGCTGAAGAGCTTTCCGATGCCAAGAAGTACATGGAGACAGCCCTTGAATACAAAGCTATGGGGAATGGTGACAGGTATAATCGGTATAAAGACATGTCATTACAAGAGCTCAATCATGCCATGACCTTACATGACATGGCTGTGCAGGATATTGAGAAGTTAAAAACCGTATATCCTGACATTCCTCAGAAGATGATGGAAGCATGGGATAAGTCACATGTGGAATATGTTGAAAAAGCGGCATGGATAAAGCAGATGCAGGCAATGTAACCAATATCGGAGAGAGCGGATTCCGATCCGCTCCTCCACTCAAAGAAAGGAGAAAAGGGTATGGCTATGGAGAACACGAACATTAAAAAAACCGATCTGTTAAAGTATTTTTCACTGAAGAAAAACAAATGGCTTGAGATCAAAGGCCGGGATCATGATGTGACTCATGAGAATTTTATATCTGATGTCATTTGGGTCCTTGATTGGGTCATGAACGACATCGAGACCATGTAATTGTCATGACAAGATTTATGACAAGATAGAATTAAGAGTGGCTTAATTACGCGGTTTGTGGCTTAATAAAATCTTGTCATATTTGGAATAAAAAAAGCTCGAAACGTTGATGTTTCGGGCTTTTGAAGCATACAGGGGATGAGAGAATCGAACACTCACCATCATACCCTAAACCGTGCTTATTTACTGTATCTTTTCATTTCTGTGACAAGATTTATGACAACATTTTTTTACTCAGCTTATTCATGGCTTTCTTCTTGGAATCTTCCATTGATTTTCTGTATACCCTTTTCATGACCGTATCTGTCTCCCAGCCTCCGATTGCAAGAATATCCGCGTCAGGAATGCCGATGGAGTGCGCGTAAGAGGCGAAATAAGAGCGCAATGCATGAAATCTGAATTGTTCTATACCCAACCTTTTCTGAGCCCGATTAAGAGCCTTAATAAGCGCGTTGGGATGCCCGTCAAAGATGCTTCCCTGTTCTCTTATTGCATCAGCAAGATCATCGGGGAGATAGAGGGTCCTGTTCGATGCATCGGTCTTGGGTGTTTCTTTTGTGATCCATTTACCATCATTGTAAACTTTTGACCGATGAATCCGGAGCTCATTCCCGGACAGATCGGAGATGTCGAGCGCACAGATTTCTCCTCTTCGGCATCCGAAAACACCAAGCTGAAACGGTACGGAGTATCTTGTGTCCTTCACATCTTCAAGAATGCGCTTCACATCATCTTCTGTGGGCTCATATGCCTGTGATGCGATTGCTTGCGGTAGTTTTACCCTAAGTTTGAGATTGGGTCTGTATGAGCCCATAACGGAAGCCACAAAGCCATATAAGGATTTTGTGGTTTTGGGTGCATGATCCTTCGCAAACAGACTGATCTCCCTTTGTACTGTTTCAGAAGTGATATCATAGATGTTCGATTTGCGAAACCCATCCGAAAGCTGACTCAGCTTGACATTGTATGTCCTGATGGAAGCAGGGGAAATGACTCCTTCCCTGTTCTTGATGTATTCCCTGGCATATTTTTCAAACGTGCCTTTAATCGCAGAATCATCTTGCAAAAGCTCACTGATGGCAATAGTTGCCTCTTTTTCGGTGGGTTTATGGTCAAATATCTTCGTGTATGTCTTTTTTTTGTAGGTTTTTCTGACTCTGTATGATCCGCTGGGGAGCGCTTCAATTTTCATTTTTACCCTCGTTTTTCAAAGGACAATTCATGATCTGAGTGAGCAGCCGATTGTTTGTCTGCATAAGCTCGGTGTTCATTGACATGAGTGCATCAATCCGCTGATCCTTGAGGGTGATCTGATTGCTCATGAATGCGATACTTCTTTGAAAACTTGCGGTTTCTTCTTCAAGTTTCTCTGCATAATTGACCTTTTCGGCATCTATTTCATCCTTCATTTCCAGAATGATGTCCTTCTTTAACTTCAAAATAGCCTTGTATGCCTTGACATCTGCGGAATCGTCAACTTCCAAGTTGTCAATATCAAGTAACGCATCGCATATCGGTCTTAACGTTGTATCGTATCTGAAATCCATGTCATCGGCATTATCTGAAAAGACCCTTGAAAGCGTGGCTTTACTAACATATTCACCGTTGTCTTCGATCATCTTTAATATTTGGTCTAAAGAAAGGTTCTTCGCCTGTTTTACTTCTTTAAGTTGCCTTAATAACTGTTTTGTGTCGGTCATGTGTCCTCCTGTCTTACTTTTGAAATCCCAATATTGAAACTGTTTTTTTGCGTTTTTGCGCTGATACACTTTTCATGTCCGTACAATAGGACATCGAAACAAATATCATATATGCGAAAGGAGCATTAAGATGTACGATATCAGTGAAATCTTAAAATTATTCGAAGAAGCAGATGAAGAAATTAAGACCTTGGTTTTGCAGATTTTAAAATCGTCACAACTGAATCCTGAATCTCCTTCGGAGCATCTTCAAAAAGAGAGATAAATTCTTTATTTCTTTGAAGCCTCTGCGCAGTGTTGAAATCGGTGATCCTTTCCTCAACAAGATCAGCCTTGGAAATGTTAAAATATTGCGCCATAAGTTCTATTTTGTCTATCCGGGGATATGTTTTTGCATTTACCCAATCAGAAAAAGAGTTTTGCTTGAATCCCAAAGCTTCACATACATCTTTGGCCTTTACTCCTTTAAGCTCCATTTGATAAAGGATATTCTTTGCCATGACCTGTTTGTTTTCTACCATATGCATCATCTCCTTTCTTGTGTATTATCGGACAAAACGAAAAAAAATTCAAGTGATAATAAAAAATCTATTGACAAAATCGGTTTAAACGATTATATTTGCCATAGATGGTATATCGGTTAATCCGATATACAAGATATTGAAGAAAGGAGTGGAAAACATGGCAATGACACTAAAAGCGTTGAGGGTGAATGCTGGGTATGATCAGAAAAGAGCGGCTCAGATTATTGGTGTCACACCGGAAACGCTTGGAAGTTGGGAAAGAGGAAAAAGCTTCCCGACAGTTCCTTACATAACAAAAATTGAGGACTTGTATGGTGTTTCTTATTCTGACATCAATTTTTTACCCACAAATATCGGTTTAAACGATATTTCCGAGAGTTGAGGCGAGGTGGAAATGAAATACAAACAAATATCTCTTGATGCAATCAGCGATTTTGACAGCATCTTTGAGACAGACAGACAGACAGACCGGAAACCCTTCCTGAGAAGATTGAGGAAGCAAAAAAAGCATTGAGATTGTCCGCTGATATGAGCCTTGCCTATTATGGCAAGCCTTTGATCGTCACATACAGTGGCGGAAAGGACAGCGATGTGATGTTGTATTTGGCTGCAACAACGTTAAAGCCACACGAATTTGAAGTATTCAATTCACATACAACGGTAGATGCTCCTGAAACGGTTTACCACATACGGGATACCTTCAAGAAATTAAATAAATACGGCATCAAAACATTCATAGATTATCACATAGTAAACGGAAAACCGGTCACAATGTGGAATCTAATACCAAAGAAAAGCATACCACCAACAAGGATTTTTAGATATTGCTGCACTGTTTTAAAAGAAGCAGGAACACCAAACAGGATAGCAAGCCTCGGAGTGAGGGAAGCGGAATCAAACAAAAGAGCAGGAAGGCAAATCTTTGGGATAAGAGGGAAAACATATAAAGATGCCAATTTCTACTCATTATCCCATGCAGAGGAAGTTCACAGGGAATCACAGGAAATCAACGATCCTGTTTGGGATTGCAAGCTGATAGAGACCATGAAAAAGCATGGCGAGGCTGTTGTGAATCCTATTTATCACTGGTCTGATTCGGATATTTGGAATTTCATCCAGCAGAATCACATAGAGACAAATCCCCTGTATCAGTGCGGATACACAAGAGTGGGGTGTATTGGTTGCCCTCTTGCCGCACATAACTTCAGGGTAAAAGAGTTTGAGGATTATCCCCGCTTTAAGAAATGCTATGTTTTGGCATTTGAAAAGATGCTGAAAGTAAACAAAGAGAAGGGACTCAAATACAAGCGCGAATTTAAAACCGGTGAAGAGGTTTTCGAATGGTGGATGGAAGAACATAAATACAACATAAAAAGGACAGATGAGTTTGTTCGAGACAGGGTGATTATATGCCGAAAGTATTTCTCAATGAAAACGAAAGACTGATCGAGCGCTTTGTGTCGTGGGTATACGGAGAGATGAAGCGGCAGGGAGTACATCAGAAGGATATGGCCGAGGAGCTTGAGATCACTCCGTCAGCACTGTGTCAGAAGCTGAAGAACCGGAGTTTGACCTATAAGGATTTTCTGACATTTGTGCGGGTTCTGAATCCTGATGCAAAGGAGCTCGGATATCTGCTGGGCAGAAAGGAGGGGAGTTAATGAGTTACGATGTTCTGTTTTTTGCTTTGTTTTGGGCAGTCGCATTTTTTGCGTTGATACTTGATGCATTCATAGAGAGCATCATCCGCGACAAGAAAGGAGGAAAGAAGTGAAAGGGGTTCTGATGCTGGGGTTTTTACTCGCAGGCAGTTTGTTGGTTTTGAAGGAGTATTTGGAAGGGAGGTAAAAATGAAGGAGTTTAAGGAAATCAGTAAGGATCAGGTCATTGATGAGTTGAAGCAGAACAAGGATGTCAGGGCCGTGATCCTGACTTCGAACAATCACATTGTGAAAGGAGGCGAGTTCATAAAAGAGGGAGTATACCAGCTTAATTGCCGCATGGCTATTGCTGACATTGCCCGGTATGAGAAGGAGGACAATGTTGCATTCTTCGTCATCAAAACGGATGAGGAATAAGAAAGGAGCCCATCCGAGGGGTTCAGATGGGCCAATAGGGTTTTGAGTAACACGATATTTGAAAACATAATTCCCAAAGACATTTTAATTCATGTCCGGGACGATTTCAAGGAGGTAAAAATGAAGATAGACGACACAAAGTACATTGGATGTTTAGAGAAGATAGCAGACCTTTACGGAAGGCTTGAAGAGGCACAGAAAAAGCTTGAGGCAGCGGAAAAGGATTCCATGATGTGGTTCCGCAAATGGCAGGAATTAGATGAGAGACTTGAGAAGGAGGAGGCCAAAGATGACGGAAGAGACAATGATTAATTATGTGATGATAAGCCATGGAAGGTATGACGCGGCCGTCAAAGCACTTCAGGTCTTTGACGTTATCAATGACATTCTCGACAGAGCTCCGGAAAGTGAGCAGATCAGAATGATAAGGATCGTGATGGGAAAGGAAGACACATGACAAATAGAGAATACAGAGAGCATGAGGGTGTGAGCAGATCGGAGCTCAACATCCTCAGAAGCAAAACACCATTTCATTACAAATATGCACAGGAAAATCCCGAAGAAGAAACATCTGCACTGCTTGAAGGTAGGGCGGCACACAAGATGATTCTTGAGCCCGAAAGCTTCTTTGATGAGTTTGCGGTTTGCCCAAAGGTTGACAGAAGGACGGCAGCAGGAAAGGAAGCATATGCGTCTTTCATCGAGGAAGCGGCAGGCAAGGATGTCATCACCGAGGAATTGCTTGAGAAGGTCAAGGCCATGTCGGAAGCAATCAAGCTGAATGAGCGGGCTGTTCTGTTCCTGAAAGGCGAACACGAACAGAGCTTCTTTTGGACGGATACCGAGACCGGTGAAGCCTGTAAAGTGAGACCGGACTGTCTGACAGAGGTGGATGGTAAGAAGTACATAACTGATTACAAGACCACCACAAGCTGTGCAGATTGGGAATTTGAGCGGTCTGTCAGAAAGTACGGATACAAATTTCAGGCGGGAATGTATCGCGAAGGAGTGTTTCAGAACACTTTTGAAGATTATGGTTTCTGCTTTGTTGCGCAGGAAAAGACGGCTCCTTATGCCGCGAGGGTCTATATCTGTTCGGATGAGTTTCTCAGAGAAGGTGGAGAACAGTTCAAGGAGACTCTCAATCAGTACCACTATTGCAAAGTAAATGATGAATGGCCCGGATACAGCGACGAGATGCTTCAGGGAGAGGAGGAATAAACATGAGTTTGGAAAGCTGGGAGAAAATAATCGATCCCAATTTTATAAATGCCGAGTTGATTGGTGATATCGGAGCCGAGAAGGTTGTGACGATTAAGGACATTGACATGGCAGAGTGCTATGACGAAGGCACAAAGCAGAAGCTTCAGAAGCAGACGGTGTTCTTTGAGGAATGCAAGCCAATGGTCCTGAACAAGACCAATGCAAAGACACTGAAGAGGCTTTTTAGCCCGAACAGTGACGATCCGAAGAATGCATTCGGTCACAAGATTGTGCTGAAGGTCGAAGAGGTCAAGGCTTTCGGAAAAAAGACCACAGGCATCCGCATCAAAGAATACTCCGAAGAAAAATGTCCGATCTGTGGGAAAGCAATCCTGCCATATGCGGGAAAGACCGTTGCGGAGATCAAGGATATTTCCCAGCGGAATCTCGGACAGGTTATGTGCGGTTCTTGTATGAAGAGCCGAGCAAATAAAGGTTGAGACACCATCCCACAAGGGAAAAAGAAACTGTCGGTCGCGCATCAAATATATCACACAAAATCTGTAAATTGTAAGCCATTTGATTCCCTCATCCTGCGGGGTGAGGGAAGAAAGGAGGGTCATGGATGATTAACAGCAGACAGAAGGGTGCAAGGAATGAAAGAGCTTTGTCACACAAACTTAACGAGCTTTTAGGCGTGGAAACCCGAAGAGGACAGCAGTTTTCGGGGCTTAATGGTGATGCTGATGTTATTGGCCTTCCGGAAATACATATCGAGTGCAAAGCCGTTGAAAGGCTGAATATATATGATGCCATAGAACAGGCGAAGCGGGATGCAAGAGAGGGCGAAATGCCGACAGTGTTTCACAAAAAGAACCGCAAGGAGTGGCTTGTAACCATGCCGCTTGATGAATGGATAAAGCTTTATAAAAGCTATATAGACAGGGAATTATAGAAAGGGGAATGAGTATGACACAAAACGATAAAATTTTAAGACACTTAAAGACACATAAACGCGGCATCACACAGCTTGATGCGATTCAGAGGTATGGCTGCCTGAGACTGTCGGCAAGGATATCGGAGCTTCGTGACATGGGGTATGTCATTAAATCTGAGATCGTAGCAGTCAAGAACAGAGATGGGGAGACATGCCATGTGTCTCGGTACACATTGGTAGAGGGTTAGGAATGGCTGAGGCATTTATCAAGCTTTATAAAAAAATGCTGTTGTGGGAGTGGTATGACGATCCCAACACATGCCGCGTTTTTATTCATTGCCTTCTGAGGGCAAATTGGAAGGAATCTCGGTGGCATGGGGTCACACTTCATCCGGGACAGTTCATCACCAGCTTGCCGAGCTTGGCAGAAGAGACCCAATTATCAGTAATGCAAGTGAGAACATCACTAAAGAAACTGATATCAACAGGTGAGATAACAAGCAAACAACAGGCTCGATTCCGCATTATTACTGTAACAAATTGGAATCTGTATCAGGTAGATAACAGGATGATAACAGGCAAGCAACAGGATGATAACAGGATAATAACAGCAGATAAAGAATATAAAGAATATAAGAATAAGAAGAATAAAAGATATGCTCGATCTCCCAAATCAGGAATTGATTATGACCAAGTGGCGGAGGATTTGAAAGGATGACAAATTATGAAAGAGCCAAGGCTTGTGTTGACAAGACTGTCAAAGATTGGAACAGAACCAATTTGTCCGAGAGAGTGGGCCTGATCGATGTCGATGGTCATCATTATCCGAATCTTCCGCTCATGAAGCTCTCAGCATGGCATAAGGCACAAGGAGATCATGTGGAATGGTATCAGCCGATGTTCTCAGGACACATGGACAGGGTATACATGAGCAAAGTATTCAGCTTCACACCGGATTATGAATATCACATAGATGCTGATGAAGTGATTAAAGGAGGCTCAGGATACTGCATCGAGCTTGTTGATGGGAAGGAGGTATTTCATAAAGAGCGTGATATTGATCTCCCAAACGAGATTGAGCACATATATCCCGATTATAGCTTATATCCCGAACAGACCAAAGACACAGCATACGGCTTTCTCACAAGAGGATGCCCGCGAAAATGCCAATTCTGTCATGTTGGAAACAAAGAGGGTTGCAAATCGGTGAAGGTTGCGGATTTATCGGAGTTTTGGAGAGGTCAAAAGAACATAGTGCTTTGTGATCCTAATATCTTGGCTTGCAGAGATCATCTCGATCTGCTTCAACAGCTGGCAGACAGTGGTGCAAGGGTTGAGTTTAACCAGGGATTGGATATCAGGCTTATAACGGATGAAAATCTCGAAATTCTCAAAAAGATAAGAGTTTATAAACCACACTTTGCTTACGATCGTTACGAAGATAAGGAAATTATTGAGCCGAGGATGAAAAAGGTTCGTCAGGTCACAGGATGGAATAAGGATAAGGGAAAGGTCACAGTTTATATTCTTGTGAATTTTAACACAACACTTGAACAGGACATTGAAAGGATTCAGTTTTGCCGGTCAATTCAGTGGGCTCCATATCCAATGATTTATGACAAGGAACATTGTGATCCTGTTTACAAGAGGCTTCAAAGATGGTGCAACAATTTTATATTTTGGCAGACACCAACATTTAAAGAATACAAAGGAGTAAAGAATTGATAAAAGAAAAAGAATCATATTTTTTGACAAAACCATGTCCATTTTGTGGGAATGAGTCTCCGAGGATCATGCCATATAGGTGGGGTATCGGAATGGTTGTAAGATGCCCAAATTGCTGGTCAATTACCAAGGTTAAACATACAAGGCTGCTTGCAATCGATGCTTGGGAGAATGGTGAATGGTCAGAGGAGACCTTGGCATTTGCAAACAATCCGAGGACAGCAGAGAACATTGACATCACCGGTGCGATCCGATTGGCTTCCGCGATTCTGTCCGATGCGGCAGATGAATACAGGTTTCATTTGCGGATGCTGTGGAGTGCCAAGAGTGAAGCGGAGAGAAAGCGGCATCAATACGATATAGACAGATGCGAGAGATATTTCCGCACGAATCCATTCATTCACTTTCTTCCGCTTACCGGGGATGATGTCATTGCACAGCTTCGCAGACAAGTTGAGAAAGAGGGCAAATATTCAAACGGATACAGAACGATTATCAGAAAGGACGGATAAATGAACAACAGGAGGAGAGTTATTAAGGAGACCGAGCATGACTTGGTTATGAGGGTTATACATTCGGACAGGACATTAAGCATTCAGAAGCACAAGGTTATCGAGAGAAAATTGCGGGTCCAGCCGGAGATGCTTATAGATCGGGGTCACATTTACTATGACTATACTGACATATTGTTTTACGCATGGGAAACAGGTCAGGAGGCGCTGATTAAGGAGGGTAAGAGATGAATCGAATGGGAATGATGGTAAGAATCTGCTTGATGCTTCTTTACTTCCCGTGGGTGATTATTCTGATTATATTGGAGGTGCCTTTGTTGAGCCTGTGACAAAGGAACAAAGAAAACTTATAGACGATACGTTTGAAATGGCAATCAAGGCATTATCGCAAGAGCCTTGCGAGGATGCTGTCAGCCGACAGGTAGTAAAAGAGCAAATGATTAAGTATGGGTTTCATGCTCCTGATATGACGGTAACAGAATTTGTCGAAGATTTACCGCCTGTCAATTCGCAGTATAGTTTAAAGAAAGTGAGGAAGAGGAATGAGTGAGTGGATAAAATGTGATAGATGCAACAAGATAACCAAAGCTGATAGTAGTGGAGATAAACGATATAAAATCGGTGTAGATGGTTTTGATGGATATTCAACATTTCATGCCTGCGAATGGTGTTTAAGGTCGTTTTATTTAGATTTTTTGGGATGGGAATGGAATGATGATGAACAGCAATATGTGCCGCAGGCAGAAAGTGAGGTAAAGGAATGAATAGAGTGAGAGGAATGACCGAATGTGATTATTGCCAGCACGTTGAAATGTGTGGCTGGAGAAAAAGCCTTGAAGAAAGAGGTTGCGACTTCTTTGATGACGGTAACAAGTGGATTCCTGTTAGTGAGAGGTTGCCCGAATTAAGAGGAACATATCTTGTGACGTATCATCCTTGTTATTGGGATGATGTGCAAGAAGATATTAAGTTGGTTGCTGTTGATACATTCAAGGGAAAAACTACATGGGGAAAAAATAAGTTCCAAAGGGTTATAGCATGGATGCCTTTGCCAGAGCCATTTGAGCTACAAGAAAAGGAGATAAGAGATGGAAGCACGTGAAATCACAGCAACATTGAATCTGAAAAAGATTATTGCCGAATCAAGGGAAGTTGCACAAGCCTTAAATGAGTTTGCTGATAATCTTGAACGGATTGA